CGGGATCATAGCGTCACCCACCTCGGTGTTACGGCAATGGATGTGATCCCGCCAGAGAAGACGAACGTGTTTAGCCCTGCCGTGAGCACAGGAAAGCGCTCTGCTGTTACGGCCTCGTTCATGGATGCCGCACCTTTATAGAAGTTCATCTGCTCGGAATCGCAGTACAGGTAAGAATTGATGCCTTCGATCTGCAGGCGCGTCACGCCGCCGCTGTTTGCGACAGTCAGCGGCCCATCTCCGCTGCCGTTGATGCGGATCAGCGGCTTGCTGGTAAACGGAGTCGGGTTCGTGAGCTGTGCGGTGCCGCCTCCGTTCGTAAAGGTGACTGCGGTCTGGCCGTTTGAGAGGAACTTGAACGGTTGGCAGGAGAAGCTGACCGTGAACACGCCGATCTTGTTCAGCTGATCCTCTATATTGAGATTCGTGTTGATGACAGCATTCCGGAAGCATCCGGTTTCGTAGGTGTCGGTCAGTCTATGATACCTGTCCGGTTCCGTGAACAACCATGCCTTGACCGCTGTAAGCTTTTGTGCGAGCTCCGCTTGCGTCTTTGCCGGGAGGAACACCGAATAGGTCACCTGTACATTTGGAAAGCGACCATTCGGAATGATGAGTTCGCCGTCCCTGCCGGGGATCGACTGAAAAGTCGTATCATACTGCGGAGTGGAAAACACGTTCTTGCTCTCGATTCTCAGTCCTAAATTGTAGGACGAGGTGCCGTTATACGTGAAAGCGTTCATGCGAATACCACTCCTTTCCGCTTTGCGAATTGACCGGCAGTGACCATGATCTCATTGGTCAGCTGCTCGATATCCTCGCTCGAGTAGTTGTTGAAGTTCGTAATGTTCAGGACGAGCTGCATGCCGCTGGCGAGGATTCCGCCTGCAGCAGATGCTTTCGCGCTGCCGATGCTGCCGTCAATGTCGAAATTTGTCGGAAGCGCTGTGCTCATGTCCTTCGCCAGATCCTGCATGACACCATCGATGTCTTCACTCATGGCTTCCGCCGCTTTCACGGCTTCGTCGCCGTTATCCTCAATGGATCCGGACAAGCCCTTGACCATCATCTGGCCAACCCAAGCCATTTCCTTTGAAGGCGAGGCGATTCCGAAGAAGTCCAGAATGCCGTTCCAAATACTGCTGATCCAGCCGGAGACCTTGTCCCACAACCAGCTTGCGAGCTGCTGAATGCCTTGCCACAATCCACGCACCAGATTGGCACCTACCTCCACGATGGAAGAAATACCGTTCATGAGCGCGTTCACTATACCGGTGATGATCTGCGGGATCGCCTTTACGATCTCGACTATGATGGTCGGCAGATTCTGAATCAGCGACGTGAGCAGGTCGATACCTGCCTGCACGATGAGCGGGATGTTGTTAATCACGGCATTCACAATACCCGAAATGATCTCCGGGATTGCTGCCACGATTGTCGTGATGATCTGCGGCAGCGCCTGAATCAGGGAAATCAGCAACTGAATACCTGCTTGAATGATCTGGGGAATTGCGCCCAGCACAGCATTGATGATGCCGTTGATGATCTGCGGGATTGCCGCAACGATCGTTTGAATAATCGTCGGCAGGGCGTCAATGAGTGATGTCAGCAGTTTAATGCCGGTGTCGATGATCTCCGGGATTGAATCCAAAAGGAAATTCACGATCCCCATAATCACTTCCGGCAGTGCCTCAATCAGCACCGGGATTGCGTCCAAAATGCCCTGTGCCAGTCCTTCGATCAGCTGCAGCGCTGCGTCGAGGATCAGAGGCAGATTGTCGATGAGGGTCTGCACCATCTGCACGACGACCTCAACGATCTGAGGAATCAACGTCGGCAGCGCCTCCGCGATGCCCATGATGAGCGAGGCGATGATCTGCATACCGGCTTCAATGATCTGAGGCAACAGCTCTACGAGCGTGGCCACCAGCTGCGTGATTACCTCCAGCACCACAGGGATGAGAGCGGGAATCGCTGTCAAGATGCCCTGTGCCAGCGCCTGAATGATCTGCGGCGCACTTTCCAGCACCGCTGCAATGATCAGCGACAGCAGTTCGATCACCTGCGGGATCATTTCCGAAATGGAGCCGATCACGCTCTCCACGCCTGCCTTGAGTTCTTCACCGGCCTGCTCATTACCAGCAACGAGGTCGGTCAAACCGTCCATGATCATTGTGATTCCGGGCAACAGTTCTCCGACCATGCGGTTCTTGAGGCCGCCGACCGTTCCTTGCAGCTTCGTGAGACTGTCCTCGAAAGCAGCAGAAGCGGCGACCGCTTCATTGCTCATGATCATGCCGTAGTCATGGGCTTCGTCCACGAGCGCCTGCGTTTCCTCTGCAGACATGTTGAGCACGGCGGCCATATCCACAGCAGATTTTCCGAGTAGATCATTTGCTGCGGCAGTACGTTCCGCGCCTGACTCCATGTCCTGCAGCGCGGCAATCACGATGGAGAGTTGCTCATCCTGACTCTTTCCGTTCAGGTCTTCGATGGATAGCCCGACAGCAGCGAGCTTGTCCGCCGCCGATGCTGATCCGCTGGCGGCATCGGTGATGACACCTGACAGCTTTTTCATGCCGGTCTGCAAGCCGTTCACATCAGCACCGCAACGCTGGAACACGTAATCCCATTCCTGATAGGACTCCGCGCTGATACCGATCTTCTGGGAAGTCTTGTCGATGGCATCACCGGCTTCTGCCGTCTGATTTGCCATGTCCCAAATCTGCTTGCCAGCAGCAATGGCCGCCGCTCCGATCGCCGCCATCGCCGCTGCCATAGCTTTGCCGACTTTTTTCGCAACATCGCCGAGCTTCGACATCTTGCTTCCGGCATCATCGCTCTGCTTACCGGCATCCTCAACTTCCTTTCCGAAGTCGTCTGCTTCTTTACCGGCACCGTCGAATCCGCTTTCTGCATCAGCAAGGGCTTTGTTGTTATCGTCGAGCTCTCGCTCCATGCCGTTGAGCGCGGCTTCTGCATTGTTGAGCTGAATCTGCCAGTTCTGAGTGCGCTTATCGTTCTCGCCGAAGGATTCCGCCGCATTCTGCAAGGCAGCACGCAGCGTTTCGATCTTCTGTTTTTGTGCGTCGATTTCCTTATTCAGGACTTCGTTCCGAGCAGTCAGCGCCTGCACGGAGTTATCGTTTTTATCGAACTGGGAGGAGACGAGTTTCATCTCCGATCCCAGCACCTTGAAGGAAGAGTTGATATCCGCCAAGGCCTTCTTGAACTCTTTTTCGCCCTCAAGACCGATCTTCAGACCGAAATTATCTGCCACGGATATCGCCTCCTTCCATTAGATTCCGTCCGGGATGATGTCATCGATATAGTGCTCCCGCTTCGGGGTAGCCAAGCCGTTGTACTGCTTATGGCATTCCCATAAATCGAGGAGCAAACCAAACGGCATCGTCCAGACCTCATCCTGCGAAAGGTGAAGCTGGGCGATGCCGTAATATAACAGTCGGGTAAACAGTTCTTCGTCTGTTACCCGACTTCCGCGTTTTTTGGGTCAGCCTCGCTTTCGATGTTCCGCTTCGTGCCCTTGTACAGAGCTTCCGTGATTGCGGATTTGTACTCGGCGAGATCTGACGGAACGGTCAGCAGCTCAACCTCTTCCGCCGTGAGCCGTTCTTTGGGGCTGTCCTTATGCTTGAGGTTATGAATGAGAATGCTCTGGTTGGCCAGAAGCGTAATGAGCCAAACGATTTCCTCGATGGCCATCTCGAAGTTCTCATTCTTCATGAGCTTATCGCCAAGGTTTTCGAGGCCGCCGTACCGACCGGCGATTTCCTTCGTGGCCTTGGTCGTGAGCACCAGCTCGTAGTCGGTGCCGCCGACATTGATTACTGCGCTGCGTTCGTCAGCCATTTCAATCCCTCCTTGTTATCTGATCTCACCGCCACCGGGAAGGTCGATCGGTGTCGGAGTGAGATTGAGTGTGGCAACAGGTTCATAAACCTCTTCGTACCAGCCGTCGATCACTTCCTGATCGACGCCCTCTGCGCCCTCCGTAACTTCTGCCTTCCACGGGTGCTTGCCGAAGGCGTCTTCCTTGTTCCTGCGCATGATCGTGCCTTCGATGGTGGGCGTGGAGAAGGTAATCGAGTCGCCCTTCGTAGCGAGGTTCGTAGCGGGAATGCCGAACTTCACGCGATAGAGCCAGTAGTATCTGTACTTGCCGTTCGACTTCTTTGCTCTGAAGCCAACCGCAACGGGATCGCCGCCATCCTCCGACGCGGAGATCACGACGCCGTTCGTGTCGATCGTGGATCCGGTAAGATCGCTTGCGACGGATGCGCCGATATCATCGATGCCGAGGGAAAGCGTGCCTGCTTTGAATTCTTTGACAACCTCCGACGCGCCATCGTCAGCGTACAGGGTTGCCTCATTGAGCTCGACCGACAGATCTGCGGTCATCGCTTTTGCCAGCACTTTCGGAGTGCCGTATGTCTCTTCACCCAGATCGTTTTCGGTGATCGGGGCGTAGTAAAGTTTGTCCAGACCGATGGTTGCCATTGATCATTCCTCCATTTCGTATTCGTAGAATTTGGCTACATCCACGGTGTAGTGGTGGTAGCCGGTTCCAGTTTCATAGCCGTTATATAGCCTGTCCGTGATCGTGAAGTCTTCCCGTAAAAGCATCCGAACAATGCTGTTCTTCAGCGCCGTATAGCTGCCTTTTGTAAAGAGGGAAAGCCGCGCTTCCTGTATGTCAACGCCGGGTGTGTTATCCGCGTGCAAATCGAAGGTGTCCGACAGCGGCGTGATCACGAGATACGTGTCCGGTGCCTCTTCCGAGAAGATGCCCGTTTCAACTGGGAAACCCTTCTGCGTGAGACGCGAGGTCAGTTCTTCCAGTATGCTCATCTGCCTTTGACCTCCTTTTCAAACTGCTGCATCATTGCTTCGATGGCAGCGTTTTTCGATGCGGATTTCGCCGGTTTCAGAAAGGGCTTTGCGGGCTGGCCGTGCTTCCCGTATTCGAGAATGTTTGCGAGCTTTGCATTGCTTTCACCATCCGACCGTCCCTCTGCGAAGCCGATCTTCACGTTGTGGTTACCTTCACGATCCAGACGAACACCGGAGACGCCAAGCGCCGACAGTAGCTGGCCGGTGGAGCGGGACTCCGTTTTCGTGCCTCTGCCGATGACTGATTCAAGATTGGATCTGACCTTCGATTCAACGACTTCTGCACCAGCCTCCAGCACCCGCTCAGCGATTCCGTCTTCATCGCTGCCGAGGTTCTGCAGCTTATTGAGGAAATCATCCGGCATTTTGATATCCACTTTAGCCACGGCTCGGCACCACCTTTTTCGCCAGCACTTCCGTGTACATGCCGCGTCCCTTCACATCCTCTACGGACACGATCTCGAATCGTTCTCCGTCACACACGATGGTGTGGGATGTGGTAACCGTCAGATCCGGTATTCTGCGGAATCGGAACAAGTCTGTTGCTTCCGAGAATGCGGCGAGGTTTGCCCAGCGTTCTGATCCATGACGGCCTTCCCGATAAACGCGAAGGGAGGCGAGGATCACTTCCTGCTCGGTCGTGAAGCCCTCTGCATCCTTCACTCGACGTTTTTCGACAATTTCCGCCATGCGATTCATCTTTCCGAAGCTCATACCTGCCACCTCCGATCGAGGCGGAGCAGCAGATTGACCGTGTTCCACACCTGTTGGGATGCCTGCACATTATCGGCAAAGAAACCGCCTGTGCTGCCGTCCCTCGATTCGTAGAAATGGCTTGCCAGCATGATGACCGCCTGCTCCGTAGTAGGCGGCATAGTATTCTCGGAATAGTAGCCCTCCGGGATATGCTGGTAGCTTTCGGCATAAGAAACGGCTGCGAGGATGTAGCTCTGCAGCAGTCCGTCGTCAGCCGAATGATCTAATATGAGGTTTGCCTTGACTTTCTGTAACAGCTCTTCCATCCTCACACCCTCCTTTGGTTATTTCTTGGCCATTTCCTCGACGGTCTGCTCATTCACCGTGACGTAACATGTTGCCGTATATCCGCCATCTTCAGTCGTGACCGTGATCTCTGCGGTGCCTTCCTTGAGTGCTGTTACAGTAACGGGCGTGCCGCTGTCCATTGCGTCAGCTTGGGCTGCACTAAGCGTGGCTACGCTCTCATCGCTGGACGTCCAGTACACGGTTTTGTTGACTGCCGTGCTCGGGTAGACCTCCGGAGTGAGTTCTTGCTCCGCGCCGACTTCCAGAGTGATGTTGTCCGGGTACACATTTACACCGTCAACATATTCGTCGTCGAACATCGAGAGCCCATCAGCGAGCATGTAAACCCTGTTGTCATTGCAATACAGCAGAAGCGTGATTACGCCAATGAGCGCTGCTCCGTAGCCGTTGTAACCGGCCATAACGTAGATACCTTGGTTCGTTTTGGCTGCCATGCCCTGTACACCGACTTCCTCATTGTTGAACATTA